TGTTCAATGCCTTTGATGCGATCAATTTCCTGCGGCAAAGTTTCTTTCAACGCAGGTGAAACCGTATGCGCCATTGCATTCCTGCGGCCAAGAATTCGATCAATTCGATTAATGATATCATCTGCGGATTGCATCGATTTTTTCCTTTGCTTCTTGCAGTGCCGTTTTGCCTTTGGCGGTGATCATATTTTCGGGAAGGTCCCGCAAATTATAAATAAATCGGTAAAAACACCGGCAAAAAATTTCTTCACCGGGTGTGGTGATATCATCCGAATATCCATCTGATCCGGCTTTCATTAAGCCTTGTTTTAGCGCCCAATTATCGCGCACGGCATAAACGTGCATATCGCGTTCTTTGTGGTCGCGCCGATAATCATAATTGACTTGCCGCCAGTGCGAATGCCATTCGCCTGCCAATGCCCCGCCATCGCGCGCCAGGATATCCGATAGCGACGATATTAATTTATGACTTTGATCGATAATCACCCGGCGTTCTTCAAATGGCAATTGCTTAAGAGATTTTTTGATGTTGTCTTTGGTTTCGTTTTTATCCACCGCATCCGATCCGCCAGCCGGAATGGATGTGGCCCAGCCACTGAATCGTTGCAGGGTTTTTTGAATGGAGGCTTCTCGATTGAGTTTAATTAGCTGGGCTGATGCCATAATCCGTCGATCCAATTCGGATCGCAAAGCCGGCTTGACCTTTTCCAGAGTAAACCGCGACACACCAGGATGCTGTTTGAGAATGCCACCACGTTCAATTAACCGCGTGTATAACCCCTGCATGGCGCTGTTAAGCGTGGCTTGAATGACTTGCGGCGAGGTCATGTCCCGCGCTGCCGCTTCCGCAATTTCAGCCATCCAAAAATCTACACGCTGCTGGCTGTCATAACCGTGTTCGGAAATATCCCGCACCGCCAAGGTGACGACTTCATAAAAATTCAGAGTTTTGCCATCGCGTTTCATTGGCCGATTCGCTCTATTTCAGCATCCAAGGTTTCTATTTTTTCAGCCAATCCGACGAAAGCCAATAAATCATTTCGCAAATCGGCAAGAGTTGTCATTGCCGTCGCGCGCATTGCGCGCAAGCGGTCGGCATCGATTCTCCGGCTTGAAATGCGGTGCAATTCCATCATTTCATCATCATTAGCCCACCGGGCGGGCGATGGGGAGAGAACACCACCCGCCCGGCAGTAACGCGATGACGCAGCACCATCATCGCGCATTTCAGAAATGTTCGGGCTTGGGTTCTGCCGTTGCCTGTTGCGGCTGCGGCGGTTCATAATCGCGCAATGCCTCATAATCCAGAACAAGCGGTTGCGGAAACAACAATTTGTTTTCGCTTGATGTTTCAATTGCCCATTCAATCACGCGAGCGCGATTTGCCGGGTCCATTTGCGGCAGCAAAATTTCCATCATGGACATGACGGCTTTTTGCCGCACATCTTCAATTTTTGAATCAGAATCCGGGTCTTTCAACAAAGAAGGCCATACGGCATGGAAACTATTTTTCCAGCGATAAAATGCATCGTTATATGAAACATCCTTATAATCCGGGAAATCATTTTGAATGATTTCATAGAATTCAGGATTCCATGCGCGACGCATTACAATATCATCAAAAAATTCATAGACGGGATTTAACCATTCCCGAATGCTGTCGATGTATCGGGCAATATTTTTGGCGTCTTCAGTGCCTTCGCCAAAGCCAGCCACCAGCGTTTCATTGTCCAGCAATTTGGCCGGCATATCGGCGGCAGTGGCAATGTTTTTGATAATATTGGTGCGGGAATAAGTTCCCGCGCCATCAACATTCTGCATGTCTAGAGATGTGATATCTTCTTCCAAATCAATGGACATGACGTTGTTGGTTTGTGCTTCTTTGAGCAGTTGGCGTTTAACGCCCGCCAAACGCTGCATGGCGCTGTCAATGATGGAGCCTGGGGCTTTTAGCTTGGCAATGAGCAAGCCCAGCTTGCGCGCCACCATGTCGTCCGCAATCATGGTGTTGACGTAAGACTTTAGCGGGAACAATGCCCGTTGATAAACCGACCGGCCAACGTAGCCGAAAGCGGAAGTGGTGTATTCGATATAAATGGGACGTTCGTTCATCAACACCACGGCACGGCTGCGATGATACGCAACGCCGGCAGATGTGATGATGCTGTGTTTTTGAAAATCTGGTGCGTTCGGGTCTTGGTTTAATACCAGAGAGCCAGCAGTATTCAATGGATCGAGGATGTTAAAAAATATCGAAAGGTCTGCCAATTTTTCTGGCGGAATTTCTTTGTCTGGCGGAACATCCTCTGCACCCAAAATAATAGATCCAACGCCATAAATTCGCGCTACGCCGGCCATTTGAGCAATGTATGTGTCCGCGTTGATTTTTTTCCATTCGGCTTCAAATGCCTGCCGAACGCGATCTTCCGGCGCATTTGTGATGCTGATTTGCCGCTTTTGGCTTTGCGCCATTTCAATTGGCGCATCAGCCATTTTTCGGCCAAGAGGATGATAGGCGTAAATTGTTTTGCAGGTTTGATACGATGCATCGCTGCCCGGCATGATTTCGTCGCACAGCAACAATTGCTGTAATGACGTGCCAACGCCCGTGCCGGTGATGTTAATCGTAGACATGTTTAATTGTCCGCCATTTGCTGCGACAAGCTAAAGTGATTTGCTAGATGACATTGCACGGATGCGCTTGCGTTTTCAACCAAGATCATCCCGGTTTCATTTAGCGCCTGTTCCAGAATGTCAGATGGAACGCGAAAGCCACGCTGAAACAAAGCGAGGGTTAGTTTAGCTACGGGAGGCATTAACCATATCCTTTGTTGTTGCCCAGCGAAATTGCCACGGCATACGTGAATGTATCAAAAGCATCGTCAGAGCGGGTTGCTGCTTGCTTATCGCCAATGCGGAAACTAACCACTTGAGACCACAAATGGTTGCGCGTTTGGCCTTTGAAATTGGTTGTTTTTTCGTGCGCATAACGGGAAAATTTAACTTTCCCCTGGTAAACAAAACCGGAAACATTGATGGCGCGGCCATCTTTGCCGGCTGAAGTCAATTTGGATGGCAACGCCTGGGCCGGCAAACCGCGATTTGCGCACTGTTGCAACAGGATGCTGCCCGACTGGGCATCCTCAATAAAAGCCCCGCCGGAACCCATCCGAGCCTTGCACTGGGTTGCCAATTCTTCGCAACGGCGAAAAACATTCGGAATCCAGTTTTCTAACATCGCGCCATCAATCGAAACCAAATCCCAATCCAAACAAATCAGCGAGGTGCCAACCATCGAATTATAAGCCCAGTAACTGACGGCGGTTGCGTCGTGATTTGTGCCTTGCTTCACTGCTGTATCAATGACCGCATAAACCATATCGCAATGCGCGGGATAATCGACCGGCTGACCATCCGAACCAAGCAGAAATTCCGGTGCGAAAAAACAAGCGCCGCTGAAATCCACGAATTCAGCCATATATTCCTGCTGATAAACCAGAGGATGATTTTGCTCTTTTAGCAATTCCAATTCGTCTTTTGGAAGATAAGGATTGCTGTGCGTCGGCGCATGAAATTGCGTAAAACCATGCTCTGGCTCATTGCAAATTTGCCAAAAAAAATTGTCGGATTCGATGCCGTTGGGAGTGCTGGCAGCGATAGCTGATCCGCGATAATCCAACAAAGCCGGTTTGATGGCAGTTTGCCAAACTCGCAACATATTGGGTTTGGTGAATCCAGCTTCGTCAATTAGGGCTTTGTGATATTTCCGGCTACGTCCCGCCCGTTCGTTTTCCAGGGTCCAAAAATCAATTCTTCCTCCTGATCTAGTATGAATAACGCCTTCAATTTTTGACGCTGATCGTTTTACTGGTTCTAAAATGTCAAGCATTTCATTATAAGTTTCTGCCAGGATTTTATAATTTGGCGCAAAAAATCCGATGGATTCTCCACGCGCTGCCCCGTCGCATGCAATGGCTGCCATCAAAACCGTTTTTCCAAATCGCCGGCCACAACGCAAAGCCTTGAAACGTCCTGTAGCTTTGTATGCTGTGACTTGGCCGGCATGCAGCGTCGGTAAATATACGGTCGCCATTATTTTTCAACAGGCGGCAATCCGCCTTCAATTTTGATGGTGTTGTTGCCATCCAGATTTTGTTTATCTCGCTCTTGCCAGCCCATGCGAGATTTTGCCCAAAAAATCGCAGCAGCGACATTGTTGCCGCTGGTTGCCATTTTGAATAGGCTTTGAGCGACCTTGGCATTGGCTTCGATCGCAGCAGTATCCAATTCGTCGCGGAAATGCTTTTCTAGCGTGTGAACGCTGCCAACTCCAATCACCCGGCAAATATCTTTTTGAGATATGCCGAATGCGGCTAACGATTTAACCGTCTTGCGTTGATCCGGCGTAAATTTAAGCGGCGGTCTGCCCACGGTTTTTGCTCATTTCATTAAATGTTTTACCTTCATGCTCTAATATAGCATCTT